AAATTGCTTGTGTCATTATTTGTGTACTCCCATTCTTGGGCCTTTGCCCGTTGCTTTAATATGTTCATATGCGAAATGCCAATCTTTCCCATATTCTGTTCGTGCCCATGTCAGTATGTCGTTATCTTTGAGTGTCTTACGCTCAAACATGCTCACAAGGCTCCCTAATAGCTTTCTTGCCATTTTAGTCTCCTTTAGTTTTATGATGCTTGAGGGAAGCAATACCCCGGTCTGTTTCCGGCGTCACTAAGTCTTTCCCTAGTGCCACTCATTTTTTCTGAGCTGAGGTCGCTCGTAACATAAACACAGTTGTGTTTTTATTACAACTATATTTATATTATAGTACAGTCATTCTGTCCTATTTACTACTGCTTATGGAGTATACTCGCTATGCACTGTATGCATGACTTTTATTTACGGGTTGGATTTGGTTGGAAAAATACTTCAGGGGCTTGTGATGGTATCAAACTAGGAATGCCCGAATACAATGCACCCGACTTTCTAAGTTGATTTAAACTCTTACCACTAGAGCAAGTAATCATTGATGCGGCACCAATCGCCAAACTACACATAATCTGCCAAGAACCACCCATGTCTGGGTTAGCTTTATACCAATCAAAATTAGCGGCGATATATGCATCTAGTACTGCATCAGCATTTGCATTAGGATTATCAAATGCTTGTACAATAGGGCCTGCCATTTTATCAAATACTTGACCAAATATTGCATCACCTACTGCTTTTCTTCTGCCTTGTCCAAATTCTATTTTGTTACACATATCAACAAACATCTTAAGATTCATAGTTTTTGGTGGAGTGCCTCTACTACCTGGTGTATTAAAGTAACCACCCAATGGCTGTTCAAATTCTGGGAATTTGTTTAGTACAGCTAATACTCTTTCTTTGCTTACTCCGCCTTCACCCATGCGACCACTGCCGGCGCCAACTTTAGCACTGCTGGCAACTTTAAGTTCAACCGGTGTACCATTAACATCAATGTCACCTGTGCCTTTTTGTGAAATATCAGTACTGAGTATTGCTAGTGCATGTTCACCTTTACCTGCACGTTGTTGTCCTGCTCCAAAGTCCATAAACTCTAGAAACATTTGTTCTACAAGTGGTCCATTGAATATTTGTGAGATGCTATAATGACCATCAGTTAAAAATGTATTTGTATTGACACATTTGTTTGCTTGCAACAAATCTAAGAAATCATTCTTTTGTTGTATATTAAGTCTGTCGCTAGCAACAATCTTTTCAGCTATTGTTTTAATAGCGGCATCATTGTATTCGCCTTGTAGTTTGCTATTTACTACAGGTAGAAATCTATCAACTACACCACTCTTTTGAACGATACTATAGACTCTGTCAATCAGCTTTGCTTGTGCTTCATCATTAGGATCGTAACTACCAACAGTAGATAAAATCTCTTGTTTGGCTTGTGCTGGATCTTGGTACTCGTTTAAAAACTGTGTTGCTCTCATGTAATTATTTATCAGTTACCTGTAGTGGTTGCTTCGTAGGTTTTGTTGAACTGATTGTTTACTTTGATAAATGTTGTACACTTGGCTAGTTGTTTTAATTTAATAGCTCCTACATATGTGAGTGTGCTTCTTACTCCGCCTAGCACATCTTGTAATGTGACTGCAACAGGACCTCTGTAAGGAACCAATACTGTACGCCCTTCACTACTACGATAATCTTTTAATCCATCAAAATGTTTGTCATTTGCAGTTGTGCTACTCATTCCATAAAATTGTATGAAACGTTTTTCTTCAATTACTCTATTGCCTACACGATCTTCTATTTCATCTGTTATGTATTTTTTAACTATAACTTCGCCTCCACCTTCGTCATGTCCGGCGAGCATTCCGCCTAGCATTACAAAGTCGGCACCACCTGCAAAAGCCTTAGCCACATCGCCAGGACAAGTACAACCACCGTCAGCAATGATATGTCCACCAAGTCCATGCGCCGCATCGGCGCACTCAATAACCGCACTAAGTTGGGGATAGCCCACCCCAGTCTGTATGCGAGTCGTACAAACCGACCCTGGTCCGATTCCGACTTTAACGATGTCTGCTCCATTTAGTATTAACTCCTGTGTTTGATCTGCGGTAACTACATTACCTGCAATAATTACCAAGTTAGGATAATTTTGTCTAAAGTCTCTGACATATTCAATAAAACGTTGACTGTATCCATTGGCAACATCAATACAAACGTACTTTAGTTTATCGCCGACTTGCTCGTATACATTTCTAAACTTTTGCTCGTCTTCTTCTTTTACACCAATACTCATAGCAACGTGTTCACGTCTCCATGCAGGTGCATTAGCTTCGTCAAAATAACCTACAAGTTCACCTACACTGTATGTTTTAACTAGGCAAGTAAAAATATTTTTTTCGCCTAGTGTATCAGCCATTTCGAATGTACCAACACCATCCATATTGCTAGCCATAATTGGGATACCCACATAATGACTACCATTATCTAAACTATCTCCAGTTAATGAATCAATCTTTAATGGATTTTTATAGTTTCTAAATTCAAACTTGCGTTCCATCCGCACTTGTTTACGACTACCTAGTGTGCTTCTCTTGGGTCTAATCAAGACATCACTGTAGTCTAATTTTACTTCGTCTTCTATTCTCATTGGGAACCTCTCTTAGAGTTCTTCTAGATCCAAAGCCAGTGGATATCCTGCTCCACGACTTACCGAAATGCTTTCTGCTACTTTTTGTTCTGCAATCTCATAATAATATACACCAGCGACTCCTTTGCCGTCGTTGTGTATTTTTAATGTAATTTCATTTGCAGTTTCGTCTGTATGTCCAAATACATCCCTTAACAATTCAATAACAAATTCCATTGGAGTACTGTCGTCATTATAGAGAATGACGTTATATTTCTTTGGCTTTGAAATATCCAACTTATCTGTGTTTTTAATTTCGACTTCTGTATCCATACTAGTATTTACCCAAATAAGAGGGGGGAATTATCCCCCCACTATTGTTATTTGATAGCGATTGTTTTAGGTTTCTTTTCCTCTGGAATGATTCGCTCTAGTTCAATATAAAGCATACCGTTTTCCATTCTAGAACCTTGTACTACAATATCGTCTGTAAGTGTGAAGTTACGTTTGAAACTTCTTTGGGCAATGCCTTTGTGTAGCCATTCCCAACCTTTTGGCTCTACTTCGCCTTCTGGTTTGTGTTCAATAGTAAGTACACCTTCCGCAACTGTGATAGTCAAATCCTCTTTTGCAACGCCTGCTAGGGCAATCTCAATTTGGAATTTTTCACCGTCTTTTACAATGTTGTAGGGAGGGTATCCGCCTGTGCTATTTTGGTTGTGTTCGATGTAGTTAAACATATTGTCAAATACTCTATCGAAGCCTACTGCATAAGGCGTTAGTTTATTAATGTCGAGGGTTGTTAATCTATTCATTTGCTATCTCCTTTATTAAGCAAGATTAATGTATGTAGACCCATCATTGGCATCTACAATTTTATTTATCAATTTGGGGATTAACCGTGATCCCCAACGAGCTTATTAAGTAGCTACCCTATTCTTATCTTGTGTACTTGTATTTATTTCAACGTCTTGTTCTTATCTGTTTCGCTCTGACTGTAATCCTATTACTGTCAAGTTATTAAGTGATAGGAGGGACTACTGATTACCCTCAACCCCAAGTCCAGATCAGCTCTGTGTTACCCAGGGAGCCTAGCATAGGATAGTTACTTCCTAAACCTGCATCTTCCTGTCTCCAGGCTCATGCAGTGCCACTATAGCTACTAGCCAAGTTAATGCCTCTGTAAGCATCGTTTCCTTGCACTATCTAGTAAAGACCGCTAAATCTTTGCTATGTACTTAATATAGTATAGATCAACTGCGAAGTCAACCTTTTTTTAATCTTTTTTATCTTTTATTTTTGCATGGGTTTTATATCCATCACGGAATTTACTATTATGTCCATATTCACTTGCTGATGTCATATTATAATCATAATCTATTTTTTGCAAGCCAAGTGATTCTCTTTTATATGGAACATACCAAGCAAAAGGTGTACCTCTAGGAATTAAAATTTCTTTACCTATAACATCTCTAGGAAATGCTATTTGTATATTAATCTCAGAATGCGTATCTGTTCTAATACTTCCAAACAATACATTCCATGGCATAAAATGATAGTACAAAGGCATCTGATAACAACTCCAACCTTTGGGGGTTCTTATACGCCAAGGACAGTTAAATTTTAAAGTAGTTGCTATTCTTTTACGTTCATTATCTGGTAACCAATTTATATACTGCTGATCCGGATGAACACCAACTTTCATACACGGTTCTCTATAGTTTGCTTGCCAGTGATATGAATGATCTTCGTTTATTATGATCTTATAGTCTTGCCATAATGGTATTATGTAACCTTGGATAAGTGTTTCGGCAAATACAGGGCATTGCTTTACTGTTGGTGCCAATAGTTTAAAAGGACTGTCTGATATAACATCTGACGGAAATTCAAGTTCTTTTGGTATGCTTTTAATCCATTCAGGAAAAAACTTGCTAGCAGGCTGTGGCCTTAAATAATCTAACTGCGGATCATTTAAAGGTTCAAACACGCTCCAAAACTCAAAATTTTGAGATGGTTTTTTCCAAAACTTCCAATTCATTGTAAATCCTTACAAGTTATCTTTATTTTTGTCTTGTTCTTTTAACCAACGTTTACGAGCTTGTGCTTTCTCTCTTCTTTTGATAGCACTAGGCTTTTCGTAAAATTCATTTTTACGCATGTCTTTAATCATGCCTTCACTGTTCATTAACTTTTTAAGTTTTCTTAACGCTCTTGTAACATCGTTATTTCTTACTTCAACATACAAACCATGCCTATCGTTAATATTTGAACTCTGTTTTTTAATTCTCATTCTTTCCTCATCAAAATACCAATCATTCGATTTCCATTTATTGCAGGCTGAGTTTCCCAAACTCCAATATTAATGTATTCGATGATACGTTTCATTATATCAAAACCAACTTGCTTGTTAGCATTTTCTCTACCTTTGTAACGTATCATACATTTCACTTTATTGTTTTTTTCTAAAAACTTTAGTATGTTTTTACATTTGGTTTCAAAATCGTGATTATCAATTCCTAGTCTGAATTGCACTTCTTTAACTATAATTTGATTCTCACGTTGTTTTTTCGCCGCTTCTTTTTCTTTACGTTTTTGTTCGTAGAAATATTTATTAGCATCTAAGAGTTTCGCTACCGGCGGATCTCCATTAGGACTAATAACTACTAAATCAGTTTTGTGTTTTTCTGCTAGTGTGAGAGCATCGTGTTTGCTCATAACACCAAATTGACCAGTTTCTCCCACTACTCTAAGTGTAGAAAAACTAATTGCGTCATTAACAAATCTATTGTTTGTTTGACGCCTTGGGCTAAACTGTCTCAAGACTATCCAACATAATTTCGGAGTAATCTTCGACACTTTCATATATATTAAATTTTCTCATTGTATTCAAAAGCTGTTTCATACCTTTCCTCTTATTTGTATTGCTAATCAGTACAAAATTATCTGACTCTTGTGTTAATACACAAGCAATACCTAATTCACTTATATTATCTAAATCTACATAAACTGTATCGCTGAATCTCATCATACTTACAATCCATGCTAAATTTATGTCATCTATTTTACCATCTGGATGACATAATGTAATCGGAACTGTTTTAAATAAATTTTCGTATAGTAATTCAACATCATGTAAAAAGTTAGTATCATTACTTAGCACAGATATTATAGGCCCATTATCGGGCAAAAGCATGTCAGGTGGCGTTACGGTATAAATTGGGTTTTCCCTCATTGGGTCTACTTATTCCTCATTTTTTTCGTTCGTTCTCTTCTGCTTTTTCTGTTATACTTTTTATCTTTACGCTTTTAACTTTTTTACCAGTTGGATTATGTGCTAAACTTCCATCTGGTGCATATAGTTTTCTGTTTTGTCTCAGAGATAATTCTTCTTCACTAAGTTCTTCATCATCTCTATTATCAGTATATGGGTTATAAGGCTGATTGTCAAGTTCTTTTGCAACTTCTTCTAATACCGCAGGATCTGCTTTTTCCAATAGTTCTTCTAGTTCAGCATCTTTTAATAAATGTGGACCTTTTACTCCATCATCATCCTCTGTGTATTCTTCCTCGAGCACTTGGTCATCAACATCTTCGAACGTTTCACCTTGGAGGGCTTCTTCCATTTGGGCGTCTGGATCTTTGGCATCCTCTTCAACATTGTCTGAAGCATCCTCATGTTTATCGGATAGCTCTTTATCTTTGTCATCTTTTCTCCATTCGAATGTGTATTGACTTGCAATTAGCAATAGTACTGCTAGTGGATCAAATACAAATATAATTGTAATAATAACCCAACGTACAGCCTGTTCTAGTATATCTCTATCTGCTTCTTCATATATAAACTCTGCAATGTATTTGATAGGACCTACTTCAGCTTCTAGTTTTCTATACTCTGCTTCAATACTATACTTTTCTTCTGTAAGTGTGTCAATCTCTGTGTTAGCAGTCTTAATTCTAACATTTTGTTCATCGATAATTGCATCAACATCTTCTCCGCCGTCAACTTTAATTTTCTCTCTTAACTGTTGAATAAGTGTTTGACTTGCTTTTACACTATCTTCAGCACTCTTTCTAATACGAGCAATTTCATCTCTAGCACTTGTAACAATAGGAGATTCAGCTGAACGTACTGCGTCTATCTTTTCTAACATTTGCACTTCTCTGTCTTTAAGTGCTGGTATCTGATTACTTCTGATATCTTTTACAACACCACTGAGTCTTGTTCTTTCTTCATCGACTGTGATTTTTGATTCCGCTCTAAGTTGACTTATCTCGTCATTGATTCCATTTATAACTAATTTTTGTTGTTCAATCCATGCATTAGCACTAGCTCTTGTTCTAGGTCCTACACTGCCATCTGCTACACTTCCTATTGTTGTTTGTGCTTGTTTTACTTGTTCACGTTCACCACTTGCAATTTGACCTTCAACTTTAACTATAGTTGCTTGTATATTAGCAACTTGATCTAATAGTGGTTGCACTGCACTGTTATCTACACTAAGACCAGCTATTTTCTCTTCGTATTCTCTTGCACTTTTTTCTAATCTAACTATCTCATCTTTAATGTTCGTTAGCTGGTCTTCGTAGGGTTTGGTTCTATCACTGTCTGCATTTCTCGCATCAGCTATAATTTTTTGTTGTTCATCTATTGCAGGCTGTATTCTAGTATAAGCTGTATCAATACGAGCTTGTTCTTTTTCTATTTGTGCGTTTATATCATCATTACGATTGCCTGTGCTTGTTTCAGCTTTAACAATTTTTTCTTCTGCACGAACTATTTGAGATTGTAGTCTTGCTATCTCAGTTTCAATTCTACCTAGATTTTCTACACTTTCAATACTAGCACTGGTCTGTTCAATATGTGCTTTACTAAGAAAGCCAAATATACCCATACTTGTAATAAACATTAGTACTAGTACAGCCACACTCAAATAATATTTTAACCACCATTTGGCTCTACGCCAATGCTTGTGTAACCATACTGCGGTTACCAATTTGCCTATTTCTAAAGCACCACCCATAATCATAATAGGTATAGCCGCGGCGGCAAAAATAGCCACAAGTCCAGCGATACTATAATATATTGCTACTGCTGAAATTGATAAGGCTGTTATAAAAACTAATAAACCTAAAAACATTTATTCTCCAAAACGTTCAGCAAATCCAAGATCGATCAGTTGCTGATTGATATCGACTTTACTACCTTGGTTATCGATAGTTAATTTACCCATAACCCTGCCCGCTTTGCCTCGTTTATTTACTATTGTTTCACACACAAATTCGTTACCCAATAGCTCAGTTAATTTTGTTTTACTCGCTATGGCTTGTTGTCTTACTTCTTCGTCATTACTTCTAATATCTTGTACGTTGACACCATACAATTTTATTCGTTGTCTTATCGTCACATTGAAACCCAAGTCAATTATTGCATCAACTGTGTTTCCGTCTATCACTCTTAATGTATTGCATTGGTATGTATACATATACAAAATCCTTTATTTGTTTATACTATTTATCGGATTTTGCCCTGGACTGTTGCTGATCTGCAAGCCAGTCTTTTGCTATACGACTACTAGGTGCTTGATTTGCAAAAGCTCTAATTGCTTTTTCTACATTATCAAAATTTTCTTTGCGTTCTGGATCTTCTAATCCACCGCTATTATCTATTACATGAAAGTTGCCTGCTCCAAATATCTGTTGAAACTTCATAATATTTGATTGTACTTGAGCCCACATTTTACTAACAACTTCACTTGGTAATTGTCTAGCTCTTTTTTTATTACGTTCTTGTGCTACATCTTCATTTGTATTTACAAACAACATCATTGTGTCATAACCTAAACTTTTTAAGTTATCACTTTGCTTTTTTACTTTTTCTGGGTCTTTGCCTGTACCATCTATAATAACACCAAGTCTACCATCCAAGTGACTTGCTTCTTTACTCATAGTAACTGCTTTGGCACGATTACGAATCTCTTGTCCTCTGTCACTGTACACTTGGTCAGGATCTTTTAGGTCAAGTTCTGGTTCTGCTTTTTTGGCTAGGTATTCATAAATGTCATCACTGTTGATCATTTTTAGACCATACTGTGATCCACCCAAAAGTGTGCGGGCCACATAGCTTTTTCCACTACCTGGACCGCCAGCAAGAAATATTGCTTTAAAAATTTGAGGATCATTAGGACCCTCATTTATATTAGATTGAATTACTTCATGTATTAACATGCATATATTTATGCTAATCCCATCTGTAAAAGATATGTGCTCCAATACGACCTATATGGTTCATTCCTCTGTCATTGGCCCATCGTGGCTTAACATATGTAGCATGATAGTGTGTTGCACCTTCTGTAATACCTCTATACTTGTCACTGTACAATATAGCACCAGCTACATATTGTGCTTGCACCCATCCTGTCTCGTCAGCAGGATTATCACTCTTTCCATCACAATACCAACTAAACTGACACTTGTGCCTAATAGGATTGTATTGACGTTCTTCATCAGGTAACTCTGGATCCTGTTTTGTTTTCCAACTTTCTTTTGTAGGACCTTCTTTGATTACTTCACATACTGTGTTAGGATATCTATCATCATGTACTCTATTCAACACTACATCTGCAACTGCATATTGTCCTGCTAGATTATCACTACGACTTTCGTAATAGATATTCAGTGCCATGCACATTGCTTGTTCATCGTTGCCTATTAATTTTGGTTGTAAAGTTTCCATGTCTTGATTTATGTCTTGGAAACTAACTAGTGTTTCGGCGCCTGCCATGTTTCCTGCTTTACCGGGTTCGATTAGCGAAAACATAAAGAAAGCAAAAAACCCCACCATAAGTCCATTCAGGCTTATTGCCATTATCTTAAAAACTCTATACATATATCTGCCTCACTTATTAGTTAAAGTTCTCCAAAAACAATACGTTCCTTTACCTTTCCTGCATCATCGGTAAATTCTATTGCACCATCTTTAGCATCACCTTTTTGCCTTAATCCATATTTTTGTTTTGCAAGTTTGTTCATATGTTTTATAGCTTGATTTTTTGTAGCAAAAAGATCGTAGTTTTTTGTTTTAACTCCGCCATAATTATTATAATAAACAGTTTCAACTTCGTAAGTAGACATATCATATACTCCTTTATATACAATATAATACTTTACGATTGAGTTGTCAAGTGTTCGTTATCAAGTTCTTTTTCGAACTGTTCTACGATTGCTTTTTTCTGAGCAATCATATTCTCCAGCGAATAAACTGCCATTCGCTTCTCATCACTTGCACCTTCTGTCAAGTTAATGATTGCACCTTCAAGTATTTCGATATCTTGGATAAGATCGTTCATAACGTCTCCTAGTCTAGGTCACAGACCCATTCATTGTTATTCCATTCGCAAACTAGTGTATCACCAGTCCACCAAGGATTTGCTATTCTAAGTTGAGGAGCATTTGTGAACTCATTTAGTTCAGTTGCTACAATTTCAACTTCTTTCATTCCGTCGTCGGTCTTCCAACCTCTGTTTATAAACCTAACTAGCATTTGCAACCTCTTCAAAACCCATCATTGCTACTTCATAAGTTTTACCTTCAACTATCATTTGGTCTCCCATGCTAGTTGACCTAAGGCCCATACCATCACGTAACGGAGCAAGTGTAGTAACAAAAGGATTGTAATCACCGTTTTTCTCACCATTTGAGAATGTCTTCTCAGGTCGGCTCCAACTGCCCATTACATTGTTTGTCCAACGATAAGCATACTCAAGTGCTTCATCAACATTAGTGAGTGTTGTTTCAACTTCTGCTACTGTGATTGGTGCATCTTCAAATGCTTTGTGAATAACTGTTACATTCATTCCCATGTCTATCTCCTTATTAACTACTTACAGTATACATTCAAGACGTCTTACTGTCAACCTTTTTCTACTATATCCATTGCCCATTGATCCCAGGGCTCATTTTTTGTAGCTTTCAATAAGTTAAAATCAACGTCAAAGCCATCTGCTAAAACATCTTCTAGCATTGCATCTTTAATAACATTTAGGTTAGCTTTATCGTTTGTATCAATCCAAAGTGTTCCATACTCCCAAAACATATTTGGAGCAGATGCACCTAATTCTGCAAACTGTTTTTCAATAGCGGTGATTGATTTTGATTCTAAACCCATTACAAGCTCCTTTGTTAACTTATACATACACTATAACACCAAGATGTCATACTGTCAAGTGTTTTTTGGAGGTTTTGTTGTAAAATCTAAATTAAAATCATCGCCAGCTATTAGATCATCTATACTATATTCCACTGTATATGTTTTACCTGGATCGCAGTTTTTAATATCTGCGAACAGTCTGTCTAATGCTTCGTCTGTCCAATTACTGCCAGTATCTATATCAGTGTATATAATATTTTGAAACTTTTTCCATTCATAGTAGTTTTGGATATCAATCGGATCACAAGGATCATATCCTTCGGATACCATATCTTTCAATAGTTCAGTATCATGTAGTCCGCTTTTACGTTTAGCTCGTTCAACACCAAAATCAAATATTTCTGCCGTCATTAGTCACACTCCGGAAACTTTTTTCTTACCAGTTGATGAATTGGTTCGAAATGACCATTCATGTTTTCGGCTACATATAATTTAGGTTCTTGTGTACCCCATTTAAATATAGCAGTTTTTGCCATATTAAATATTTCTCGCTTGTTAGCATTTATTAGTGTATCAGCGGGGTTGTCGTCATCAATTTCATCTAGATAACGTAATGCGTATGTCGCAATATCTTCTACACTTAGTGGGACCTCTACTTTTGCCAGTATTTTCCTACCATCGCCAGTGTCTTTTGACCTCATTGTTTTGCCTTTCTGTTGCCTATGTTAGTATTCGATGTGCCATGACATCTCTCCATTCATTCTTACTATAGTAAGAGTTTATGGCAAGATGACTTGAATGTCAAGCGAAAAAGACAAAAAAGATTATCTTTCTTCTTGACACTGTATTTATGCTTCAATAAATGTGATTGCCGAACTCCAAGTAACTGTTTTGCCACTTGATCCTTTGGCTCTTACACGGAACTGGTTTGCAATAACTTCTGCATTTACATTCCAACCACTATATGCTAGTGTCCAGTTTGTAGCATCCTGATCCGGACTTTGGTTATTTGCAGGATATCCGCCGCTTATATTATTATTGGCTGTATAAGTGTTGAGATTATGCTCAACAATATCACCCTGATTATAACTTGCCATTGCGTCCCAACTAGCAGTACCTACATCACTTGTACCTGTTCTTTGGTAATCAATCTTAATAGGTGTTCCTATTATACTTAAATTACCACCTACATTTGTAACAAGTCCTTCAACTCTAAATGCTTGCTTTTCACCTGTAGTTGCTACACCTAATGCTCTAACTTCAAAGAACCAAGTCTTATCACTAGCTGGCTCTGGAGTTGCGCCATTAAACTGTAGTATCGTGGCTGTACCATCTGTAGTAGTAAGAGGATCACTTGGTACTCCTCCCATATTTGATATATCTACAGTTGTTGCAGTTTGTGTTATTGTTACTGTGCCGTCTGTACTTGTTAGGCTTTTAAATTTAAAATTATCGCCTGTTCTAGCATCAAACAATCCAGTGCCAGTACCAACATTACTTGCAGTAATTGAGTCTGATAGTGTAAGTTCGTCGGTACCCTGTGCTACAGTAATACCTGTTCCGCCAACTACACTTCTAAATCTAAGATTAGTACCAGTTGTATCTTTGAATACTTCGCTACCAGATCCTACATTTAATCCACCTTGAACACCTGTAGTACTAGAAGTTGTTAACAAACTCTTCCATGTAGTAGTATCGCCAAAGTATGCTTCTATACTATGATTATCCGAGTTATATCTAATCTCACCTATTTCAGTGTTTGGTCTCTGTGCAGTTGTTCCAACTGGTATTTTAACTGCGGCTGTACCTGGTATTCTAGTGTTTTCTTCTAATTCAATTTTAATGTCGCCACCAATACCATCTGCATTAGTAACTTTAATTTGTCCAGCAGTTTGTTCAACTTTTCTTGCTCTACTTACTCCAGCATCTTTAACAATTAATCCACTTCCAGCTTCAGCATTTAAGTTGTTTAGAAATTCGAGTAATGTACTAGTTGCTTGTTGATAATCAGCTAATGTGCTTGTTGAACTAGTCGAAGGATCTTTTCTAGTAAAAACAGTAAGTATGTCTGTTCGTACTACAATATCGTTCTCTTGTGTTGACAATGCATTTTGTGCATTTTCGCTTCCAACAACGAATAGTGTGTTAGTGGTCCCAGAGAAATTTTGTATTACAGTTGAGCCTGTAATAGTTGAACCAGTTCCACTAAAATTACTTGTATCTGTTGTAAATCCACCTGCGTTATAGCCCGGACTATTGGGTGTCTGCGGATCACTGCCTTCACTTTGCTCGTCGGTCCTCTGTTGATGATTTGTTGAAAATCCTATAATATTACCACAATAATCGTAAACAGGCGATTGTGTATCTATGTTAGGATTTGGGTTATCATCTTTTTGTATAATATCTAACAGTTCTTGGTCTAACAGTAAATGGAATATGTTGGGGAATTCAATTACTTCTTCACCAAATACTCGATTACCATCTGAATCGTATTGGTGACCAACATTCATTTGTCCCGTACTTTGACCTTGTGAAAATTGTACAGGATAACCACCTAATCTATCATAAAGTGATTTAAGTTGACTTGTAAGTCTTGCATTACCAGCAATACCGCCGCTTGCTCCGTTATGCATTACTCCAATCTGTGAATTACAGTTACTATCTCCGCCGCCAGCGGCAAATTGACTTCCACCTCTAGCAAAACTACCACCAATGTTATTTTCAAAATTAATAAGACCTGAAATTTGAGATCCAATTGCTTTAGCATCAGCAGTAATAGCATCTAATTCACTTTGTAAAAAACTACCATTTGTTACTTTTGTAAAATTACTTGCAAGATTACCAAGCAATCCGCCATTAAAAATGTTACTATTAAAACTTCCATCTGCACTAATACAAGCACACATATCTGCATCTGAGATAGCACCAATGCCATCTGTAATTGCTTTACCTGCGCCAAGGAAACTACCCATTGCACGTTCTAACATATTTGGAATAGCAATAGGATCTACAGGAGTACTACAAAAATTAATCATATTAGCAACGTTTTGTGCTTCTGCTAATACACCATTGAGTCTTCCCAAAACTTGGTCAAACTTGGTATGATCCATAAACTTTTCTAATTCACCTTGCACTTCATTTAGTGCATCAACTAGTTCACCTTGTAAACCTTGAATGCCAAGTAGAGCACCAATGTTACTGTGTAAACAAATTTGTACATTTGGTAATCTAAGACCATTACCTGCTAATAGTCCACATAGTAATTCTCTAAGTGTAAAACTATATTCAGCACTAACAACTCCACGCAAGGCATCGGTGCCGCCTGCTTGTGTTCCGCTTATATGATGTCTAGTATCTAAATAATCGTTTGCACTTTGCAAACCTTGACTGAAATCTCTAAATGACATTACCTTGGTCCTGTTCCGTTACCAGCTCTTACATTAGGACTAGCACTACTAGCATTGGGTCCACAATGTGGTGGTATAGGGCATAAACCATCTGGACTTGCTGGATCATAATTCAGTATAACCGGACGACCCGCAACTCTAACTTTACCAACAGTATCTGTTGCTATAAGGGATCCGCCGCCGTGAGTGTTTGGATCACCGTCTATACTTACAAATCTATTGTTTGCTCTAACTGTACTTTGTTGTGCTACAGTTGTTGCACCACAAATTCTACTATCACCTTGTCTATGAACATATCTTGCCATGCAAGTATTTATAAAAGTCCTGTGAGCTTCTCTGTATCTGATCTATCTGGCATTGCAATACCAGTAGAACCTTTCATATAAACATCACCGATACCTTTAGATGGCTTATACATAGCAACAATCTGATCCTGACTAACTGTAACTGGATCACTATTGTGTACATCCATACTCATTAGCCATGGAATAAGCATTGCTTGTCCATTTTGTGGGTTTAGTGTTAGTACAGTTGGCTTTACAATGTACAGTGTTTTTTGATTAGTTGCTGAATCAAACTTGTCAAATCTAGCTACAACTTCTTCGCCTGTACTTAATTTAATGCCTATAATATCATTCTTTTTATAATTGGATGTCACCAACATCTATAACTTCTCCTATGAGTTCTCTTACCATTTTTGGATCCATACGAACAAGTGCTTGCCCACCTCCTGCTACTAGTAACTTTCCATCATTGTAAATTTGAGGCATAGTTCTATGCCCTTCACTTATCAAAAACTCTCTAGCTTCAGGATTGGTATCCACTCGTATTTCTTCGTATTCGAATCCGTGTGTATCTAGGTATTGTTTAGCCATTGTGCAATAATGACACAATGGCTTACTGTATACCGTAATCACAATTTCATGCCCTGGAATGTGCTACCGTTAACATCTTGCTTAGTGCCGCCAATAACGTAACTACTAATCTCAGTTTCTTGTGGTGCTACTTGTACTTCTGCGCCTGCAATCCACTTTTGTGTCCAAGGCAAAGGATTACTTACACCTTTGTATGGGCTGTCAAGTCCAACTGCTATCATACGTTTATTAGCAGTCCATTCAACATATTCACCCAATAGTTGTGCATTTAGTCCGATCATTGATCCGTCCTTGAACAAATAGTCTGCCCAGGCTTTCTCTTGGTCTACTGCATCAACAAATAGTTGAATCATTTCGTCCCGAGTTTCTTCTTGGATACGAGCAAAGTCGGGATCATCTTTGGGCATCAGTTTTAGTAATGTTTGGGTACTACCCAAATGTACATTCTCATCTCTACAAATAAGTTTAATAATCTTAGCATTGCCTTCCATCTTTTTAAGTTCAGCAAATGCCCAGCTACATGCAAACGATACATAAAAGCGAACACCTTCAAGAATGTTTACACTCATCATAGCTTTCCATATTAACTTTTTTAATTCATATTTGTCAACTACGATCTTCTTACCGTTGACAGTATGTGTACCTTCACCTAGTAAATTGTACCATTGACCCATTTCAATTAGGTCATCATAGTGCTTGCTGATATCACTTGCACAATCCATAATAGGTGCAATCTCCATCATTTCATCAAATACAATACTTGGGTTTGAATACACATTTCTAATAATATGTGTGTAACTGCGACTGTGGATAGTTTCGTTAAACGTCCAAGTTGTTACCCAATTCTCTAGCTCAGGTAAACTTACAAGCGGATTAAAACTGTCGGCTGGGGCTCTACCTTGCACACTATCCAGTAGTATTTGTCTCTTCAAGTTACTAGTAAAAATATGTTGTTCGTGATCTGTTAACTCTTTAAAGTCTTTTGCATCACGCAACACATCTACTTCTTCGGGTCTCCAAAAGAAACCCAACTGTTTGTCAGTTAGTTTGTCAAACTGACGATACTTTAGTGTATCGTAACGTTGAATATCAACGCCTCCATTCGGATCCAAGAACATCAAACTTTCGAGGTGCTTGTTCCGTGCCTTTTCATTTAGTACACTCATCTTCTCTCTTTCTTAAATTACACAGCTTTCGCAGTCTTCTTCTTCAATTAAATCATCTTCGGGTACAGTTATATTACTTGATTCATTTAATTTGTCAATATCTAATTCACCTTGTCCATCATAGGTGTTGAAATAATACAACTGTTTACCTCCGTACTTGTAGAAGATCATTAAATGTCTTAACATTTCACTCATGCTAATTTTTTCATCTTCATAAAATACTGGATTGTAACTAGTATTAACACTAATGCCTTGGTCAATATACTTTTGTAATACTGCCATAATCTGTAAGTATCCTTCTGGTGATCTTTGATCCCATAGTAATTCATACTTGTTTTTTAGCTTGTGTATACTTGGTACCACTTGTTTTAGCACACCATGTTTACTTTGCTTGACACTTACAAGACTGCGAGGTGGTTCAATGCCGTTTGTAGCATTTGAAATTTGTGCTGATGTTTCAGCTGGCATCAGTGCCATTAGTGTTGAATTTCTAATTCCTGTACGCTTTAGTTGATCTCTTAGTTCTCTCCAAGGCATACGTTCTTTATGTGCGACTAGTTCGTCTACATCTTGTTTGTACGTTTGATTAGGTGTTAACCCTGCACTGTACTTTGTTTCTTCATTCCACAGACATGCACCTTGCTCTTCAGCTAGGTCTGCACTTGCTTTGATCAAATAGTAACTCCATGCTTCTGCAAACTCGTCTATCATTTCCAAGTTTGGTTGTGTATATGTCATACCATTTTTTGCCATCCAAAATGCCAAGTTAATAATGCCGACACCTAAAGGACGTCTACCTTCTGTAGCAGTCTTAGCCGCTTTTACTGGATAGTCTTGATATGTTAATAGTGCATCAAGTCCTCTAACTGCTAGTTCACATGGCTTTGCAAACTCTTCGGGTGTTTTAATTTTACCCCAATTGATAGCACTTAATGTACACAATGCAATCTCACCTTCTTCGTCATTAAAATCATTAAGTGGTTTAGTTGGCAAATCAATTTCTGCACACAAGTTACTTTGTTTAATTGGTGCAACATCTTCTTTGAAACTACTATGACTATTAGCATTGTCTACATTTTGTAGATAAATTCTGCCTGTGTTTTTACGCTCTTCCATAAACTGACTAAACAGCTCAGTTGCACCGATTGTTTTCTTGCGTAGTCTTGTATTGCGTTCTGCACGTTCATATAATTCTTTAAATTTGTCTTGGTCTGCAAAAAATGCTTCGTACAAACCAGGAACATCGCTAGGTGAAAACAATGTAATCTCACCATTGCTAATAAGTCTTTCATAAAACAGTTTGTTAAACTGTACACCATAATCCATATGACGCACACGGTTATCGTCTGTACCTTTGTTATTCTTAAGTACAAGTAAGTCTTCTACTTCGTAGTGCCATATGGGATAGTATAGTGTTGCCGCTCCGTTTCGCACTCCGCCTTGACTACAACTCC